ATTTTTAGTACGTTTACCTTCATAACTAACATCTTTACGTATCATAAATCCTTCCCAATTATTATCAGTTGCTATTTGACCCCATTTATCAAAGTGTCTACCATCTGTTATTTGGAATTGATCGGTATAACGTAAAATATTAGTTATAATATATCTACCTGTTAAAAATCCTCTTAATGCTGCTAATCTTTCACTTAATATAGGACCCCCTTTTTGGTTATCAAAATTAGGTTTATGAATCATATCAAAAATCATATAAGCAGGATTTTCAATTTGATGATCTTTACGTCTTAATTGTTTCATTACACCTTGAAAATCTTCATTTCCATTTCCATCAATTAGACAAATCTCACCATCAAATACAGTATTAATAATACCTGTTGCTTCAATTGCTTCTTTAACTTTATTTAATGTAGTTAATTCTTTACCCATTCTAGAATAAAGTGTACATTCACCTTCATAATTAACTACAGCTAAACATCTAACACCATCTAATTTTCTTGATGCCCACCAATTATCATTTTGCCAATCACATTTACCATCATATTCTTTGGCTAATGCAACTGAAAATGTAGGTATTAAATTAGGTACAGCTTTATTAATTACTTTATCTCCAGCTCTAATTTTTAAATCTTTATCTATAATACTATAAACTAATTCAACTTCACTATCACTTAAACCTTCAGTAAAAGCATTAATATGAGCTATAGCTTTATGACCTGTTACAGTACGTTTATTTAAAGCGTCTAATAAATAAAATAAATCAAAATATCCTATTTCTGATATATTAGGATTTTTCTTAATTGTTTTACTTGTAACATAGTATTGTTTAAAGGGATTATATGTATATTCTAAAACTTTATGAATATACTTACTTGATTCTTTAATAATTTGGACTTTATCTGTGCTACTGCTTGTAGCACGCATTTTATCTATAAAATTTTGTAATTCTGTCATAACCTTTATTTATTTATTTTTAATTCTAATGCTTTTATGTGTTTACATTTACCATCAAACGCTCTCCACCTACCTGGACAATTACAATGGAATTTGCCTGATTCTGGGTAATATACCGTTTTATACGTTTTATTTGCGTCACTACTGCTAACAGTCATTACAACTATTGGTTCTTGTTTAACCTTAGGTTTAGGTTTAATCCATTCTATATCATCAACTGTAGTACCATCAACTACTTCTTTCCACATAGGCATCAAATATGTTTTGCCATTATTTTTCCAAATCATAGGTGGCATATAAGGATGCTCATACTTGTATTTAAACCTATTTGCTAATACAGAGGGACCAAATCCACTACCTGGTATGCTTAATGCACCCTTAGTATGAATTATTCTTGACCTGTAATTTCCGTATTTATTTAAATTTGTAAATTTCCACAATGCCATATAATGTAACCTTTATTTACTGTGTAAATATACGAAAGAATAGTGGGGAAGCCAAGCTTCCCCACATTTACTTAATATATAATTTTTAATTAACTTGCAACAACTGTTTTACTATTTTTGCCTTCTGGTACTCCAAGATTTGGTTGAACACCTTGTCTACGAATTGTATCATTAGTAATTGTATTGCTGTTAATTGTTGAAATTGAACCTCCATTTAAAGCAAGTGTTTGGGTTCCTATACTAATAACATCTCCAGTTAAATTATCAGCTGTTAAAGTAATAACTAAATTTCCTGTTCCTCCTAAATTTGAACCAGCAAGTGTAAGTGTATTACCAGGTGAAAATACTCCACTAGCATTATCAGTAACTATAACGGAATCAACTATTTGTAAATCTCCTACAACGATAGTAGCAGTTACAGTTGATCCTCCTGTTCCACCTGTTCCTGCAGCCCATGTTAGTGTTTCACCTACATAAGTATCTGCTGTTGCTGTAGATGGTTGAGTTGTTATAGAATTAAATAAATCTTTATCTTCTGTTAAAACATTAGCTGCAGCACCTGCATCATTATTAGTTGAGGCAGGATGAACGTGTTCAAAAGTTAAACTTTTTGTTCCTGTACCACTTGCATAGCTATAAGCAAAAGTAGCAGCAGAACCTCCACCTGATTGGCTATTTGTAGCAGTTACTGTTGGTGTTCCTGTTACATCAACTGGGAGTTTAAAATTAACTTTAAGAGTTTGTGTGTTACCTGTAATTGATTGAAATACAGGGGTTTGGTCTAAATAGGTATCAACAATTCCATTAAAAACAGTACCACCGTTTACAACATTAAGTTGAACAGCTCTTTGTGCTTCCACAAAACTGTTATATTGCTGCTCATACATAAGCTGCTCCCTTAAGTATTTTTGTTTTGCTTCCAAAACGGGAAGTTTAGAATTTTCTGGTTTTTTTAACCAATTAAGCCAGTGACCTGGATTTTCTTGTTTATACATGGTTTATTATATTTGGTTATAAATATATAAAAAAAGATTAAATGTCTATTTTTATTTTTTTGTGTTTTTCTTTTCTATAATATTTTTTCTTATTCTTATGAGGTGTAGGAAGCTTCATAGCATCATACCATTCATGCTGTGTAAGCGTTATTTTTTTCATTATTTTTAGGTTGTAAGTCTAAACTAAGAGCCTGACATAGGTTTTTTAATTGACCTGCATTATGTATTGCTAGAAAATCTTCATCAGTCATATGATTAAATAATGCTATAGTACTTAATTCCATTCTATTTCCCTTGGCCTCTATAAACTTTGACATAATTTTTACTTTTTTTTAATTTACTGGATTTACTTTTTGCATGTATCCCAGGTCGTTTTTTTCTCTTTGAAGGGGTATAACTATTTACAACTATTCTTGCCATAATCTTTTTATTATAAATATAACGTATACCCAGAAAAACGCTGCATATAAGTAGTTATTTTTACACCATTACCATCCTCTTTAATTTTACCACTTCTAATCCATTTTCTTACACTACCAGCACCACCTAAATGAGCTGCCGCTAGTAAACCCGATTCTGTTATTAATATACCATCTATCTTACAACCATCAAACTTATCTATATATTTTTGTAGTCTTTTTTTATTATATAAAAGAAGTTGTTGCATAGCATATTCTTGTAAATCAGGGCTATTTAAAAATGCTTCTTTAGTTACTTTAATTTTTAGGGTTTTTAAAGTAGATTTACCAAATTGATATTTCCCCATATATCCAAATTGATTTACAATAAAATATCTATTACCTGATTCTTGATGACCTATATCATATAGAAATTCATTCATACCCTTTACTTCAATTATCTCTTCTTTAACCTCTTTAATTTCTGTTTTAGGTATTTGTTTTAATTCTATAGGATTTGAAGGTACAACAAATAATATAAATAATAATAAAAATGTTCTCATAATTAAAAGTTTTTTAAAAAATCACCCTTCATTGTTTTAGATTTTAATTGTTGGGATTTTTCATCGTTTTTAAGTATCTTATCAGTTAATTTTTCTAAATGTCTAGATTTTTGTTTATCATAATCACGAGTGATTTTATGATGTTTTTTTTCTAATGATCTAGTTCGTCTTGCTTTTTTCATATTCTTGAAATATATTGGTTAACATCATCCTCATCATTGTCTAAACCTAGTTCCTTTAGACGTTGTAAATGATAATCATCAACTTCCCATTCTACTTTTTCTGTAGTTCCAAAATGTTCCTGTTTGGTTTCAATTTGCTTAACATCCTTATCATTAAAAATGTCTCCCACAGTTAAAAAATAATGATTATAACATAATAGCTGAACATTATCTAGGCTGTAATTATTACTATTATTGTCTTGGAAATGAAGTAACAAAGGCATTTTATAATCTAATACTCGCCTTTCATTAAAAGAACATACAGCACATTCCTCTAATAAATATCCCTGTTCTATTAAAGCATATTTAAGTTTATTAGGATCAAATGAGGAAGCAGCTATTCTACCTTCAATTATTTCCAACATATGAGGCATTTTTTTAGGTCCCTTTAAAAATTTAGGAATACCTTTACCACTTTGATTTTTATGATTTGCAAATAGCTTGTATAACTTAGCCCACTTTTTATAATGTTGGTATGATACATGCAAGTACCTAGCAGCAGCCATATTTGATTTTGTTTTGGCTTGAGCTGCTAAAATTTGTTCTTTAGATAGTGGTTTTGCCTTAGGCATTAGCTTCTATCTTTATCTGTATTATTAATAATTTGGAAGGGACCTTGTAAATTACGTTCCTCTTTATCCATATTTAACATTTCTGCTTTTGCTGTTTTAGTATCACCACGTTCAATAGCTGTTGCCAATACAAAATCTTGATATTGATCTTCTTCCATAACAATAGTTTCAGTGTAAGTGTGATCACCTGATCCTCTTGTTACAGGAACACCCCTTTTAGCACCAACTGTTGAACAGTTAACACAAAAATCATATCCAAATTTAGTTAACCTTAATTCAGGCATGTCTTTTTTACATCTAATACATGGGATCATTTTCACAGTACGGGGGGTTTTAGTAGTCTGTTGCATAAATATATAACCTTTTAAAAATTAGACCGGAATATACGAACTATTTATATGATATCCAAACTTGTTTGTAGGTACTTTGTTAAAGTATGATTTAATACAGGTTTATATTTAGTTAATAAACCATAAGCTCCATCATGGCCCTTTCTATCTTCTACAAATTTCAAATCTAATTGATAACCTAGTATTCTTTCTATAATTTCAATTATTTGTAAATTAGTATATCTTTCACCTGAGCCTATATTGTGTATTCCTGTTTTATCTGAATTTAGTAGATTAAATATTATCATTGAATTATCATCAGCATGTATCCATTCTCTTACATTTTGACCATCTCCATAGATAGGAATTTTAAAATTATTTTTAATACAATTTATTATTGTGGGTAATAATTTTTCTTGATGTTGGTTTTTACCGTAATTATTACACGTACGAGTTATTAAATATGGTAATCCATATGTTCTACCTGCTGCTTGAACTAATAAATCAGCAGACGCCTTAGTTGATGAATAATATGATGACCCAATTAAACTAAATTCTTCATCAGCTAAAACACCAGGACCATAATCATCCATATCACCATAAACTTCATCAGTTGATATTTGGATAAATTTCTTTAAATTAGGATTTTGCCTTGCTACTTCTAATAAGTTAAAAGTACCTTCTACATTTGTTCTAACAAATGGTCTACCATCTTTAATAGAGTTATCAACATGGGATTCAGCAGCAAAATTAATTAAATAATCATATTCTCCTAAATCTTTAGCTGTTACATTGCAAATATCTTTATTTAACCATTCATAAGTAACACCCTTTAAATTATCCCTATTAGCGGCATAAGTTAAATTATCAATAACTAATATTTTAATTGAATCATCTAAATTAAAAACCCATTTTACAAAATGTGATCCAATAAAACCAAGTGCTCCTGTTACTACTATTCTCATTTTCCTACCTTATCTTTTTCTGAAATTGTCAATTTATTATCTCTAACTGTATAATTTATAATTGATTTTATTTCTGGAATTGTATCCCATACTATGCTATATTCACTTTTAGGATTATAATCCCCACTAACTAAATAAGTAAATATAGTATTTGGTTCTAAAGTTAAAAATCCATGAGCAAAATTACTTGTTACTAATAGATCATTACTTTGGTCTAACTCATACACTTCAACTACACCTGATTTTATATCATATAAAAAATCTAGTACTTTACCTTGGATAACTTTAACTAATTTAGTTTGATAAGGTTTTGTTTGATAGTGCAAACCCCTAAATGTAAAAACTTTTTCATTAATACTAATATTCATTTGATCCCATCCTTCTAAATTATAGGGAATAAATTTACCTCTATTATCTGAAAATGTGTTTATTTTACTTTTCATTTATAATATTAGGGTTTTGTTTTATAGTTTGTTTAGTAATTAAATCTTTTAATTTAGTAGTTGACCACCCGTGTGATCTAGAAGTGTATAACACTTTAATAGGCAAATCATCCCCAGTAAATGATTTACCTAAATAATCTTCACCTAATACTCTTAAGTCTGGTTTAAATATTTTGATTAAATTAAGTAATTCATCTTCAGTTTGATACATATAAACTTCATCAATATATTGAATTGACATTAATGCTTTATATCTATCCCAAGATGGTATTACAGGTTTATATTTAGATTTTCTATGTAATGAAGGATCTCTTTGCAAAAATACTATAAATTTCTCACAATGACGTTTTGCCTCTTCAAACGTATAGATATAACCAGGATGAAGTAAATCAAAGTTACCAGCTGTAAAGCCTAATTTGTATTTTTTCATTCAATATATTTTAAATTATTTTTTGGGTTATGTTTAATATACGAACCCCATTTTAATTTGGCAAACTCATGTGCAGATCTTTCTTTATTTGTAGATTCTATATCTTGTTCTGGTGTTTTTCTTGTTGATGCCCCAGCAAAATGATAAAAATGGGTATTATAAGTTCTCCACATTTGGTAATGTTTACTACATTTTAAGAAAAAATCCCAATCAACAACATGGGGAGATGGGTACATTATATCCCATCCTCCTATACTTAAATAATCTTTACGTTTCATAAAAATGGGGAGAGTACTACCATTTACTAAATATTGATTTTTATTTTTAGTATCAGCATACTTTAAAAATATATCTAAATCAAATTCATTAGGGTTTTTACCCAAATCTTTGATATCAAATTGGGGAAACATTGATGGGTTAGGTTCAATTTGGTTAATTGCCCATACAGTTCCTTCTTGTGCTTTTTCTATTAAATTAATATCCCAATTATTACAAAATACATTATCATCATTTACAATTAA